ACCTTGGCTAAGCGCTTGCCCTTCCTTGCTGAAGAAAAAGCCTATACAATTCAAGAGGTTAAAGAGTTCTGCGAGAATGCCAACTCCACACTGAAGGCTTACGAAAACATCGTGGAGAGCCAAGAAGTAATCGAAGAGAATTATAAACTCATGCAATTGTATAGTCCCAGTATTTCAGTACAAAACAAACAAAAAATCAAATATACTATTAGGAATACTGAATTAACATTTGACAAAACTTCCACAGATGGTATGATGTTGGAAGATGGAATTGGAAAAACAAGTTGGTTAGATTTATATACCACTTTTAAAAGAATTGTGTTAGGAGAAAAGAAATGAAAAAAATATTGATATCCTTATTTGTACTAAGTTGCATAGGATGTGAGATTTATACGCCAACAGGCTCGGTCGCTATCGGCCCCCACATTGAAGTGTCTGAAGTTTGCACTTATGATGACACTCCATATTATTATGAAGATGTGTGGACGTGTTGGGGCGGCTGTTGCACATGGATAATTGATTATCCTTATTACTACACAACGTGCGAAGAAACATGGTGTGTTTATGAGACCCACGCCGGCGTTTACTGCAGTTGGGAACTGGTAGATGAATATTGCTATTAAGCTGTTATTGATTGGGCCTCCGTAGTGAAAGGGATATCACAAGGGTCTTCTAAACCTTTATTCCAGGTTCGAATCCTGGCGGGGGTATATAAAAATAAAAAGGAGAAAATTATGTTGAGAAAATTATTGTTATGTTTTATGGTCTTGCTTTTTGCCACACCGGCGATGGCAGAAGATGACTGGAAGACGCGAAGTGGGGTTCGCTTCGGCTATTCCTATCTGAACAAGGGAGACCAGGTTGAGAAGTTAACTCGCCCCCATATGTTTATTATCGGATTCGAGATGCAGCAAGCCCTCAAAGGAGGGGAATGGCTCGATATTCTGTTTGTGGAGAATTTCTCTGTATCCGGCCTTGACCAAAGTGTTTTTGCCCCTTCTGCTAGCTTGTTGATTGGGTTTGAATTTATTGAACAACTTCAATTGGCCATTGGAGCAAATGTTGCACCCTTTGACCCCGGCAAAGATGAGAATTACGTTCATCTAGTTGCGGCGATTGGATGGACAATTGACGTAGGTCTATTTAGCCTCCCGCTTCATGTGACCTATATCCCCGACGTTAAAGGCTTTTGGCGCTGTGCGGCGACCACGGGCGTAAACTGGTAGAGTGGCTGCCCTCGTAGCTCAGTTGGATAGAGCATCGGCCTTCTAAGCCGAGAGTCACAGGTTCGAATCCTGTCGAGGGTACTGAAAATAAAAAGGAAACATGGAAAATTATTTAATAGTCGAATGTCTTGAGTGCAGTGGAGCATTTAGGCAACAGGACTTTCATGAAGAGAGTCCAGAAGTTTTTTGCAAGTGCAAAAATTTAAAAGTGGGCATTAAAAAGAATGAAAATAGCACCTATGCTTTTCATGTTGCCGCCACTTATTCAAAAAGCAGACCAAGAATATATGAGTTAAAAGTTAAACAAAAAAATAAAAAGCTGGTTGACAAATGAAAATTGTTCATTTATAATTGAAATGTAAAATTTAAGCGCTCGTAACTCAGTAGGTTAGAGTGCCACTCTTATAAGGTGGATGGCCCTGGTTCAAGTCCAGGCGGGCGTACTTTTAAAAAGGAAGGAAAAAACATAGTTGAACTATAACGAAAAAGAAGACTTTTCTCAGTTTGGAAAGGCATTCCAGGAGAATATGTGTCAGCTAATTCTTTACGATAGGGAATTCGCCGACCAAATGAAGGAAGTATTAAATATTAATTTCCTCGAACTAGCATATCTCCAGGTGTTTGTGAAGAAAATATTTGACTACAAAGACAAATATGAAATGCAGCCATCGCCTTCCATCCTGACTACCATTCTCCGCACAGAAGTACTCGAAGAGAACGAGGTTGTTCAGAAGCAAGTGAGAGACTTTTTCGCGCGCCTTTTAAAAACAGAGGTTCAGGATGCAAAATACATTAAAGACATTGCACTTGATTTTTGTAAGAAGCAAGTCTTAAAGGAAGCAATTCTGAAATCCGTCCCCTTGCTTAAGCAATCTTCTTTTGAGGATGTACAAAAATTAATCAATGATGCCATGAAGCTAGGGGCTGACAATGACTTTGGGTACCACTATATTAAAGATTTTGAAGCAAGGTTTCAAATTGTAGCGCGCAGCCCGATTACTACTGGCTGGGATGTGATTGATGAGCTATGCAAGGGAGGGCTGGGGATTGGAGAGCTTGGTGTTGTGATTGCGCCCACGGGTGCGGGTAAATCAATGGCCCTCGTTCATTTAGGCGCGCAGGCGATCAAAGAAGGTAAAACCGTCGTACACTACACTTTAGAGTTGGCGGATGTTGCCGTTGCCGGCCGCTATGATAGCTGCATAACTGGTATTCCCCTTCGAGAGGTTTTCAACCGTAAGGATGAAATTTATGAGGACATTAAAGACTTAGAAGGTCAGCTTATTGTAAAAGAATACCCCACTAAATCTGCGGGTGTAAGCACACTTCGTAATCATTTAGAGAGGTTACGCCAACGTGACGTTTCTCCTAACATGATCATCGTAGATTACGGAGATTTATTATGCGCAAAATCAAAAAAAGATGAGAAAAGACATCAGCTGGAGTCTATTTATGAAGAGCTAAGAGGTTTGGCCCAAGAGTTTAAATGTCCAATCTGGACCGCTTCTCAAACAAACCGCGGCGGCTTAAATGCAGAAGTAATTACGATGGAGTCAATATCGGAGGCATTTAACAAATGTTTTGTAGCCGATTTTATATTCTCTATCTCTAGAACAATTCAGCATAAGAACACAAACGGAGGAAGGATGTTTGTTGCTAAGAACAGAAATGGTCCCGATGGATTGGTTTACCCTATTTTCATGGACACGGCCAATGTTAAGATAGACGTACTTCCTCAAATCGAAAGTTATGATGAGATTAAGCAGAATGAGATAAAAAAACAAGAAGAATCACTTAAAGAAAAATATAAAAACTACAGGAAGAAAAGGAATAAGTAAATGACCGAAGTAGCAACTCAAATACTATCTAATATTACAGTCTATATGAAATACGCACGATACCTTCCTCATAAAGAAAGGCGCGAAACATGGGATGAACTAGTTACGCGCAACAAGAACATGCACATTAAAACCTACCCTCAATTAAAAGAAGAAATTGAAAACGTTTATCAATTTGTCTATGACAAGAAAGTGCTACCCTCCATGCGCTCAATGCAGTTTGGAGGAAAGCCAATCGAAGTAGCACCAAACCGAATATTCAACTGTGCCTATTTACCCATTGACGACTGGAGGGCCTTTAGTGAGGTGATGTTCTTGCTGCTGGGAGGGACTGGCGTTGGATACAGTGTCCAACGCCACCATGTTGAAGCCCTCCCAGAAATCCAAAGGCCCAATGAAAAACGCAGCCGTAGATTTTTAATTGCGGACTCAATTGAGGGGTGGGCTGACGCCGTTAAAGCCTTAATAGGGAGCTATTTTAAAGGAGGGTCAAAGATCCGCTTTGACTATAGTGATATTAGAGCAAAAGGTGAACGCCTCCTTACATCTGGAGGCAAGGCCCCTGGCCCGCAGCCCTTGCGTGAGTGTCTCGTGAAAGTTGAAGGCATTCTAAATCATAAAGAAAATGGCGATAAGCTCGAACCGATTGAGGTGCACGATATGGTGTGCCACATAGCCGACGCGGTATTGGCTGGTGGTATCCGACGCGCGGCCCTTATCTCCTTATTTAGCGCTGAAGACGACGAGATGATTGCTGCTAAGACGGGAAGTTGGTGGGAGAAAAACCCCCAAAGAGGCCGCGCCAATAATTCAGTAGTACTTATGCGCCACCGCATCACGAAAGAATATTTTGAAGATTTATGGGAGAGGGTACGAGCGAGCGGTGCCGGCGAACCTGGCTTTTATTTTACCAACGACAAAGATTGGGGCACCAACCCTTGCTGTGAGATCGCGCTGCGCCCCTACCAGTTTTGTAATTTGACAGAGATCAATGCCAGCAACCTCTCTTCTCAGGAAGATTATGAAGAGAGGGCAAGAGCAGCCACTTTTATTGGCACACTCCAGGCCAGCTACACGGACTTTCACTACCTCCGAGATGTCTGGCGCAGAAACACAGAAAGAGATGCTCTCATTGGTGTAAGCATGACGGGCATCGCGTCCGGGAAGGTTTTAAAGCTCGACATGAAGCGAGCTGCCAAAGTTGTAAAAGAAGAAAACAAACGAGTGGCCGATTTAATCGGCATTCGGCAAGCCGCAAGAATGACGTGCGTAAAACCAGCGGGAACTACATCTTTAACGTTCGGAACCTCTAGCGGGATCCATGCCTGGCACAACAAATATTATATTCGACGCATCCGGGTGGGAAAAAATGAAGCAATACATACTTATTTAAAAATACACCACCCAGACTTGGTGGAGGATGAGTTCTTTAGACCACACGATACGGCTGTAATCAGCGTACCACAAATGGCGCCCTATGGGGCCATCACCCGCCATGAATCAGCTTTTGACCTGCTGACGCGAATTAAAGAGGTGAGTGAGAAATGGGTCACATCGGGACACAGGCGAGGCCAGAACACCCACAACGTTTCTGCCACCATCAGTATCAAAGAGAAAGACTGGGGTACGGTGGGGGAGTGGATGTGGGAAAACCGGTCTTGTTATAATGGGCTAAGTGTGCTCCCCTACGACGGCGGCACCTATAAACAAGCCCCTTTTGAAGATTGCGCGCGCAGCGAATACGAACGATTGAAGGAGACACTACAAAAAGTGGATCTAACAAAAGTAATTGAAGTAGAAGATAATACAAATTTAACCGGCGAATTAGCATGCGCCGGTGGTTCATGTGAAATTACATAGGAGGAATTATGAGCACAAAAAGCAATATGTTAAGAGAAGTAGAGGATACCGAAAAAATGACAGAAGAACAACAAAAGGAGCATTACGTGGTTAACTATCTCAAATCTTTAATCGCTATCGAACATGCGATTGAGCCCTATAAAGAGCAGAAGAAAGATTTGCGCAAAGAATATATGGAAAATGGCTGGTTAACACGAGGTGAAATCTGGGCCACTGTAAAGGCATATCGTCTTTATGAAAGAGATGCCGACATTGATGATTTGAATGATATGTTTGAGATCGTAGAAAAGCAGTTTGGGAGTAAAAATGTTTAGGCCTCTTAGCCGACATGTTTTAGTTGATAAAGTCGAGGAGGAGGCGCCAAGCGAAGAAAAATCTCTTGTCTTGCTGCCTGACGATTATAAACTAAAAAGTCAATTTGGATTGTATAGAATTCTTTGCTGCGCAGAAGATTGCGAAAAAATGAACCCATCCTACATTGACCAGGAGGTGGTAGTTGAAGAAAGTATGGTACAAGAAATAACTATTCGCAATCATAGGTACTATTTAGTATTAGAAAATTATATTTACGGAGTGTTGCGAGGGTAGAAATGTGGAAATAAAAAATATAAGCAAAGAAAAAGTTTTTAATTTAGTTAAAGAAGCTATAAAGGATAGTTCTCTGTTACAAGAAACATCTTATAATAGGATCAGAGAACACATTGAGGAGGGTAGTCCTTTTGTTATTGTCTCTTCCAACCGACACGAAAGAAGCGGTAAGGAGAACAGGAGAGCATACCAGCAGATGAAGCAAGACTTTAAAGCTTCTGGTTTCCCATTCGCAGAGATAAAGGGTGGATACAAGGAGACAACAGAAATCTCTACAGATCCCGAAACTGGTGAAGAGCGCGAGGTTGAACTAGAAGAACCAAAGCATGTAATTGAAAACAGCCTGCTTGTGACGGCCCACGAACGGCCCGACGTCGACGCCGGAGAAAATACAGCGGAGAGACTCTTTGAGGTTGCAACCAATATTGCAGCTGCATACGATCAAGAAGCTTTTATCTTTGGTGAGACTGCCACTACGTCTTCGGGTAAGCAGCTGAAGGTCATTCACGCTTACGACAAGGGAGGCAACCAGGTCAACGAAGCGTGGGCCGGCCCATGGTCCAATGTGGAGACCGTTTCTAATGACTCGGACTTCTGGTCAAGAGTGAAAGGAAAATATTTTCAATTGAAAGAGAGAAAAAAAACCTCACAGCCGAAATCTTGGATTGAGGCTATGATGAAAAGTAAGAAAGGATTTACTTGGTAAAGGAAAATGTTATGAGTTTTATATACACTCTCCGCGAAGGAGATGAGGGACAAGAAGTAAGAAGGCTGCAAGCCAATCTTAATATCACCGTCGACGGCGATTTTGGCCCCCAAACAAGAAAAGCAGTTATAGAATATCAAGCTGACAACGAATTAGTTGTCGATGGATTGGCTGGCCCCAAAACCCTGAGAAGCTTGGGAATCGAGGTTATTGCAGGAATAGATGTTAGCTCCCACAACGGCACTGTCGATTGGGAACAAGTTGCGTCCGCAGGAGTTAAGTTTGCTTGGGTAAAAGCTACCGAAGGACAAAACCATATTAATCGGAATTGGGTTAAAAGATATAATGGCGCCGAAGAAAATAATATCATTGTG